TCGATCGACCATTTTAACCATTTCATCGAAAAGATTGGTCATTCCTGTTGAGAATAGATTTTTTAAACCGTCTTTTAATGTACCACTACCAAATAATGCTTTTCCTACTTGTACCGCAGCGTCTGCAATTTTTTGTGCATCTATTAATTCACCGGCAGCCTCACTACTAACTAATCCATAACCTGTTGTAAATCCTTGTGCCGATGCTGATTTTGATAAAATACCTTGATTACCACTTGTATTTGGTTTTATATCGGATGATGTTCTATAACGACTATAGGCCTCACTTGCTGCAATTGCTTTATCTTTTTCTAAAGGTAATTTAAGACCATACTCTTTCGCATAGTCTTTTTCAAATTCTGATAATGTCTTATTTTTTGCTGATTGAGATAAATCTATAGCCATACTTATAAATACTATTTCGAACTATTTTCTAATTCAATCATGTAACTTATATAGTATCGTCTAATGTAGATAGGCATAAGAAGGATATCTCTATAAGAGAACCCTCTTTTAACTAAAAATAAAATTTCGTCTAATTGTCCTTTACTATAATCCGTAGAAAGGGCGAAAAAATTCTACCCCGAATCCAATTTCAACTTGGATATCTTCTCCTGACGGGGTTTTTACTGTTTTCTTTAAATCTAATGATGGTTTATTTTCTTTAACGAATTTTCTAAATTCTTGTGAATCTTTAATTGGAAGGTTTTGTATAAAATTGTGTATGTTCATGAGTTCTCTGTTTCCATTAACAGATTTGACCATCATTTCAAGTTCTTTTGTAACAATTGGTGCAACACCCAAACCATTCCAACTTTTTTCAATATCATCTAATTCTTTTTGTTGTTTCTTTGTTAAGAATTTAAATGTTACATCTGTTTTAGATTTTTCCATAAAAAACTTAAACTCACCATTTTCATTTGGTGTTAATTTAAAATCCTTAAATTTAACTTCACTTAAATCAATTTTTGATGTAAAAGTTTCATTTGTTTTTGGATCAACTGTGTATATGTTAAATTCAGAACCAAATGCAGTATTTCTTAAAAAGATTAAAATCGCTTGTCTATCTTCATCAACTAAATCATCAACACTAATGTCTCTGTCTAATATTTTTCTTTTTAATAATTCATCAACAACAGTGTTTGTTTGAATTAAATTTTGTGATGATAAAATATTTTCATCTGCAGCAGTTAAGTATGCCACTTTTACTGATTTCTTTTGTGTTGAATAATGAATACCTCTACTAGGTAGTTCTACAACATCATACGCGATTGTTGGGTCTATTGCAAATTGTTCCATAGAATAAAATATATTAAATAACTATAAAAATGTAAAGTTTTAATAAAACAAAAAAGGTACCTCTTTTGAGATACCTTTCTTTTATTAGTTTTTTTATATTAGTATACTTGAATACATCTATCCATTCTTAGAGAACAATCAATGGTTGCAATTGCGTCATTGTTGTAATCCAATTCGTTGAAGTTCAAGTTAGTGATAAAACATCCCTGTAATATCCACTTTTCAACAACAACTCCTGTTGGGTCTAACATTTCAAGTTCAACGTCTTTTTTATAACCAGCAGCATATCCCATTCTACCTGTTACTGATTCAGCATGTAAACGGAACCATTCCATTAATGCTTGAGATGCCGAAGGACCGATTGGATCTTTGAATTTAACTCTCATTTCTTCCCAAGTAAATCTACCAGCTACATATGTTGATGTATTTAAAAAAGGAATTTCAACTGAGTTAATCTTTGCACTAGGTCTAGCACCTGATGTTACATACCATTCATTGATACCCAATGATGAAGGGAATCTGAAGATGAATCGGTTAACACGTTTCGGTTCATAAGGAACCGGCATTTTCATTAATAAATCTGCCATTTTGTATTTGTTAAGTTTTTTGTTATTTTCTTTCTTATAAATATATTCAAATCAAGAAATATTTTTTTTTAACCAAAATTGAATAGATACTTGATTTTTTCAAAAATTTTCGTTAGTTTTTTACTAGTCCCAGTATCCAGTTCTAGAATATTTCTTTATTTATTAATAAATACTAGCATATCTAGTTCCAGTATTCTGGGGTACATATAATAGTATAATTATTATAAAAAATGGTTCCATGTGGAACATGTTACTATTTCACCGTTAAAGGTGTCTTTATAAACAAAAAGGGTCCCAAATAGGACCCTTTCTTTTTATTCTTACTTTTTTATTAGATGTTATCAAAAGAAGCTCCTGTTGGAGTTATAATGAACTCTACATCGATAAATTCAAGAGAACGAGTAGGTTTAATGTAAATCTTACCTCTAAGTGTGTTTGCATCAATATCTTCTGGATCATTTGATACTGTTACACGGAAGTCATATAAACCTCTTTCTTTCTTAATTGACTCAAGAATTGGGTTTACCAATCTTAAGAATTCATTTCTAACTTGTTCATCGTTTTGTTCAAATAACAATCTAACCGCTACCGCTGAAATCAACTTTCTGGCTCTTAACAATAATCTTCTTACGTTGATTCTGTCAAGTGCAGATTCTCTAACTTGAAGGGTTTTGTTACCCCAAATGATAGTACCGGTGTCAGAGAATGTAGCAATTGGGTTAATTCTGTTTTTATACAAGTCATCTCTTTCATCTAAAGTCAATTTCTTGTATGCCTTGATAGCATTTACTAAACCTCTTGAATAACCCGCAACTGCGAACCAAGGATATGAAACGTTGTCCGTCAATGCAATATTCTTAAGAACCTCACCTGTTGGTGGAATATACAATTGAGTTGCGTTGTCTCCGTCTCTAACTTGAATCCAAGGCCAATATGTTGCTGAATAGTTACTATCCAATGATACTGAATCCAATTCATCGATTACCTCATCTGATGTTGTTACATTTGGTGAGTTAATAATATATAATGAATCCGCTCTATCATTTTCAATCATATCAATTGATTGAGTTACTAAAGAACTATGATCACGGAAATTGATACCAGGTGTTGCGAACACGTTAATATCAACCGCTTCAGGATTTGCGAATGTTTCAATACCACGTAAGTATGAATAGTAGTCAGAATTACCTACAGTTGAACTAAACACACCACCGTTTGTAGTGTGACCACTTACATATGTTGGTTTACCGTAGATGTATCCGTCTCCATTAGTTCTTACATTTCTGTAAATGTCCCAACCGTCAAATCCACCAAATACCGCGAAAGTAAATTTACGATAGTTGATGTTTTCAAGACTACCTTTATCATTACCCTCTAAATCATATGGTGTACATTGATATGATGTACCAGTAATTGTAGATGCATTAGTTGATAAGTGGAAACCAAATGTTTCGGTTGTTGCACCTAAACCTTTGTATTTCAATAAGTCTCTGTCATATCCAATTTGAGATGAGAAACCTAAAGATACTTTTCTTACCTTATCACCACTTGATAAAACAGGTGTTCCATTTGATTCGTATGATATAACATCACCAGCTGTGTAGTATTCTGTTTTGTAGATTACACTACCTAATTTATTTCCACTACCGAAAGAACCATTATTTTCAAATCCTTTGAAACCAGCAGGGAAAGCATCTGTTGGGTGATTATCTGCCATTGATAACATGATGAATTTTGAACGTAATTCATATTCACCATCTGATGTACCTACTTTTTTAGCAACATAACCCGGTAAATCAGGATTCATGTTACATCTTGAGAATTTTTCAAGTACCACAATATTGTCATCACTATCATTAAAATCTCTAACGATTAAATCAAAATCACCACTATCTAAGTCAATGTTCTGAATTGTAACTTTAACTTGGAAGTTAGCTGCTTCACCATCTGAAATTGTAATTACCTCAAATAAGTTAGCAACTTCACCACCACGTACTTCAGAAACCACCATAGGTGATATTGGTGTATCAAATTCTCCTAAGAAATTGTTACCGTCTGATTCAACCTCTATAGATGTACTTAAACCTCTAATTAAACCTTTCTCAAATGCAGATTTTAATACATTAGGATAAACTTCATGAACATAAACAGGGAAATCTGATTTAGATTTATCGAAAACTTCAGTTCCTAAAACTTTTGTTATGTATTTTGTCGAAGTCGTATCTAAAGCACATGTAAACGATTTTGCACCCGATGTACTACCTGTAACATTAAGTGTGAATTCACCAAGTGGATTTAAAGATAAATTAGAACCACTCATATTGATTGTTGAACCTGTCACTTCTAAATTAAGTGTTTGTCCACTATATGAACCTCTTGATCTTAAAGCTGCAACTACGATATTATGATAATCACTGTTTAATTGTGCATCATATGCGTATCTTGTAACGTCAAATACACCGGTACCACCATTGTAAACAAAAAGATATGAATAAACATTCGTAATAGTTAATCCACTATTAAAAAATACGTTATACCATTCTTTTTGATGACTCGACGTTTCGTTGTCTAAACCTGTTAAAGGTGACACCACCTCATTTGATGCAGTTAAAGCCGCAACATCATCTGCGTCACATTTACCAATAACAAACCATTTCCCATTATCAGAATTAGTGAAACCACTAAAATTAGATGAAATGTAGTTTGTGATTGATGTTCCGTCAAATGAAGTTTTACCCGATAATTCACCGAATAAAGATGAACCACTTGGGGTATCAGGATTCATTGTGAAACCACTACTGATAACAGATGTTAAATCTACCGTGATACCACCTAATGTTTTAATACCAAACGTTTTGTTTGGTTTGTACCCTGTTAAACCTAAAACTCTTGTTACGAATAATTGATTTGATTCTTCTAAATAAGATTTTGCAACGTATGGTAGCTCATATTTTGGATTATTATTACCATCTTTTAATGGTGATGTAGGACCAAAATATGTTCTAAACTCATCGAAGTTGCTGATTAAAATTGGTTCAAATGCTGGACCTTTTAAGGTCTCACCCACTAAACCGAGTGTTGTTACACCCACACTTTGAGCTACAAATGTTAAATCCTTCTCTGAGGTATACACACCAGGAGAAACGAAAACTCTGTTTGAACTTGCCATTGATTAATGTTTGGTTAAATAATTTATTACTTACCTTATAAATATCTTTGTTTTTATGAAAGATTTCCCGAATTTTCTTAATTTAGATATTTATCTATCTAAAATTATCTTTAATTATCTTTAGTATGGAAAACACACATAAAAACGTTAAAATCAGTGAAAAACATCACGAAATATTAAAAAAGTATTGTGATGAAAAGGGTATTAAAATCTATAAACTTTTGGAAAAATTAATAGAGGACAATTGTAAACCTAAAAAGAAAGACCTATATGGTGAATAATTAATAAAGATAAGTGACACCTATTTTGGAACCCATAACAGGAGATCCTTGTAATGTAATTTCTTTTTGACCCGTTATTTCGAATCCTTCTCCTTCTTCCTCAACAAGACCGTTAATATCTAAAGTAACGACACTATCAATAACATTTAACACATTAAAAGATAATGTAGATCCATCATATGTGAAATATTCGGTTGTCACCTGTATTGGTCTACCGTATGTGTCAATAATTACACTATTTCTTCCTTTATAATATGTAACAGTTACAACACTACCCTCGAGTGGTGGAGTTACAAATGTAATCTTTGAAGTACCAGCAACGTGAAAATAATCAACATCTCTTTCTTGAATCAAACCATTAATTGAAACGTTGAATAAAACACCGATAGTTTCTCCGACACTGAACGCAGTTTGTAAACCATCCGCATTAAAACTAGCAACAGTAATATCAATTGTTTTGTTAATATATTTCTTTTGGTAGTTACTACTTTGAATGAACTCATTCATGAGAAACATTCTACTCAAAGCCGGTTTAACCTCGAATTCTTCACTATCAATTAAAATACCTAATAAAGTAAACTTATAATTTTGAATATAAAATCTACGACCATCTAACGAATCCATAGGAGTATTGTCGTCTATTCCATCTAAAACAATTGGAATGTAATGACCCTTTACTGTGGTATAAGATTGTCTTGATGAGAATTTCTGTAAAACAATTTTATTAAATTTATTTAAATCTCTGAATTTCGTACATACTATTGTTACCTCATAGGATATATCAATAGCAACGGGTTGTGGCATTTTATAAATGTCGGCACCCATTTGTGTTCCGTTCCATGTAGGTACAGACGCATAATAGAAAGTACTTCTATCAGGTATCGTTCTTTGAATTGATGGGTTTGTTCCAGGTTGTGCATCGGGTTTTCTAATTACAGCAACGAATGGTAACTTTATATTACCATCATCATCCGAAAACTGCCAATTGTTTGTAAACTCTCCCCATCTTTGAATTGTCATTATTTTTGGTATAACCGGTATAACCTCCCCATCAGTAACCACTTTGAAATTAGTCTTAATAAAATCTAACATACCTCCGTCTAAATCATCGTGTAGAACAGAATCAGGTAGATATGAATCAGATTTCGTGATTCTATCTAACAATTCTTGTCTTCTCTCAAGGATTTTTTCACCTTGATAGTATTCTTTATTTCCGTAAACGGATATGTTATTTTTTCTTTTTGGGATACCCATATTATTATATACCTCTAAATTCTGATTCTTGGACTGGTGCACATTCTATCGTTACATAGTGTGGTTTAAATCCAAACATTTTATGTTTATTATCGGCTTGTATTCTACCATCGTTAACTACTTGATAAAAACGTAACTTCTGTTCATCTTCAGCATAACCAATAAAATCACCATATCTTATATCCACACCTAATTCTTGTAGATGAGAAAGATAAATTCTAATTGTAAGGTTACCTGGTTCAAGATATCTCATTACACCGTTTTTATATGAAGCGTTTTTAGCCTCAGCAATTTGAACTAATCCATTAACTTCCATAGGTGGGAAAAACTTTATTTCATCTTTACCAACTTCGGCATAAATCGAATCGGTATCGGTTTTTGTTCTATCAACTCTATATAAAACAAACTTCATGTTCAAGTCCCCGTGAAGGTATTCTTGACCCATTTGTATATTAATGTCAAAATCTTCTTGTGAAAAGAATTTGGATAGTCTGGTTATAGGTAGTTTGTTGTTCATACTTCTATAAATAGTTTAATATTCCAATCTTATTATTTATATTAATAATAATGGAAATTATGGTTATACCTGA